ATGTGGCTCGACTCACTGAAGGCGGCGGGCTACTCCACCAACACGCTCAACACGCGGCGCTGCCAGATGAGCGCACTGTCGCGGGCGCTTGAGGGCGATCCTAGGGACGTGGAGGGCGACGACCTGCTCGCCCACTTCGCCGCGAAGGACTGGAAGCCCGAGACACGCAAGGGCGCGAAGAACGCCTGCGTCAGCTATTTCCGATGGCTCAAAGCGTCCGGCCGCAGCGAGGCCGATCCGAGCGAGTTCCTACCCACCGTCAAGCGTCCCGAACCGCATCCCCGGCCATGCCCGGACGTGGTCATACTCACCGCACTGCGCAAGGCCACGGACAGCGAACGGCTCATGCTGCGTCTCGGCGCGGAATGCGGTTTGAGACGCTTCGAGATAGCGAAGGTGCACAGCCGCGACGTCATGCGCGACCTCGTGGGCTGGAGCCTCGTCGTCGTAGGCAAGGGCGACAAGCAACGCATCGTGCCGATCGGCGACGACCTCGCCCTGCTGATCCGCTCCGCCCACGGCTATCTGTTCCCCGGCCGGTGGAGCGGCCACGCCGAATCATCCTACGTCGGCCGACACCTGAGCGACCTCTTGGGCGACGGATGGACGGCCCACAGCCTGCGCCACAGGTACGCGACCACGACCTACGCCGCCACACGAGACCTGCTGCTCGTCTCCAAGCTCTTGGGGCACGCCTCGGTCGAGACCACGCAACGGTACATCGCCATGCCCGACGACCGGCTGCGCGCCGCAGTGGAAGCCACGCGCCTCGCCGCATGATGTTGCATTGATGTCATATTGATGTATGATAGATGTTATTAGGAGGTTTGATGGAGTTTGAATACGATCCAGCGAAGAGCGCGAAGAACCTCGCCAAGCACGGCATCGACTTCGAGGCGGCCCAGCGCATGTGGGACAACTCGAAGACGGTTACGCTGACCGCTCCGAATCCCGGAAACGACGATGTGCGTTACATCGTGCTCGGCATGATCGACGGCAAGCACTGGACGGCGATCACGACCAAGCGCGGCAGGCGCATCCGCATCATATCCGTGCGCCGATCACGCAAGAACGAGGAGGCATACTATGACAGCCAAGAATAAGGTTGACACCAAGGCGATCACCAGCGACCAGCTTGAGGAGATGTTCGACGACGGCGACGACATCCTCGACTACGTCGATCTCGACAATCCCGTGGTCGAGCATCATCCCCCGCTGGAGAAGCGGATCACGCTGACGATGCCCGCGTGGATGGTCAGCGAACTGGACGAGGAAGCCGCCGATCTGGCAATCAGCCGCAACGCCGTCGTCAACACATGGATCGCCGACCGGCTGCGCACCATGCGACGCCGCGAAACGATCCACGCCTAGCCCATAAACGACGAAAAGCCCCCGAACCATACCGTGAGTGCGGCATGGTTCGGGGGCTTCTTGTTATTCGGCCTTGGATGCCTTGGATGCCTTGGCCTTGAGGGTGCTTGCGCCGATGACGACGCCGATGGTCAGGGCGACGGCGTTGATGGTCGTCGCGGCCGGGTCGGCCCATGTCCAGCCCCATACGGGGCCGAGGGTCTGCACGAGCACGCCGATGGCCGGCAGCACGATCAGCGCGAGCCATTTGAGCACGTCATAGGCTCGGTTCGGCAGCAGCCAATCGGGCACGGTCGGCTCCGTACCGGCGGTCTTGGGTTCGGTGTTTTCGTCGGTCATATTGTCCTCGATTCTCTGGATATGAACCTAGGAACCTCGCCCGGTGTCGGGTGCAGGGTTCCTAGGTAGGGGTCGGGTTATCAGTAGCGCAGCACCTCGCCGGGGTAGATCACGTTGGGGTTGCCGCTGCGATAGCCGGTGAGCTGCGTGTAGCCGATGCCGAGCCGTGCCGCGATGCCGCTGAGCGTGTCGCCCGCGCGGACGGTCACGGTACGGGTGGCCGGTGGCGCGTTGCTGCCGGTGGCGACGCTGCCGCCGCCGTTGTAGGTGACGACCTGACCGGGGTAGATCAGGTTCAGGTTGCCGCTGGGCACGCTCCACCTGGACAGCGGCCACAGGCCGGTACGCGAGGCGATGCCGCTCATGGTGTCCCCGGAGCGGACGGTCACACGTGTCGCGGTGGGGGCCGTGGCCTGCGGCGTCTGCGTGGCAGCGCCGGCGTTGAGGCGTTGGTTGACGATCGCCATGACCCTGTCGTAGTTCGCGCCGAGCGCGTCGCGCCGCTGCTGGCCGTTGCCGTAGTCGCCACGGATGGTGGCGGTGGCGAGGGCCTGTAGGTCGATGGTCTGGGTCGGGGGCGTCGCGGTCTGCGGCGGCGTGGCCGGCTTGGCTGCGCCTGCGGGGTTGGCGTAGGCCTGCCATTGGCCGGCGTCGCCTCGGAAGTAGTTGAGGTCGAGTGGCCCGTTGTAGCCGTTGACCCAGCCGTTGGAGGTGTACTGGCGCATGGCTTCGCCGTAGATCGCGTAGTTCCATGGGCGGCTCTGGTAGCCGGTGGGCGCGTTGCTGGCGTACTGGGCGACCCAGAGTCCGCAGTTGGCTCTCACGTCGGACGGGATTTGCCTGATGGCGCTGGCCTGCACGTATACCATCGGCCATACGCCGGTGAGCGTGTGGACGCGCTGCGCGAACCGGCGCACCCAGTCGCTGTTGCCCCACTGGGCGTTCTGGTAGGACTCCCAGTCGAGCACGAGCACGGCCCTGCCGATGTAGTCCCTCGCCTTGGCGACGAAGTAGTCGGCCTCGGCCTCGGCGTTGTTGCCGCCGGCGTAATGGTACAGGCCGAGGCTCTTGCCCCGGTCGGTCACGCACTTGGCCTGCGTGCGCCAACTGGAGTTTTCGAAGCCGATGCCCTGGCTGATCTTGACGACGGCGAAGTCGTAGCTGGCGGTGCAGGTCACGTTCGCGGCCTGCCAGCCGGACACGTCGATGCCGACCATGTCGGCCATGGCGATCGCCGGCGTGGCGGCGAGCAGCATTGCCACGAATGCCGCGATGAGGGCCTGTAGCGGCTTGCTTTTGTTCTTGATTTTGCCCAATTCGGTTCCTTCCTGTGTGTTGGGTGGGCATGAAAATAGCCCCCGCCGGGATGTCCGGCGAGGGCTAAGCCTGTGGTTTTCTCGGGGCTATCGGCGCGTCCTGTATGTCCTGATTGACTTGGGTGCCGTGCCCGTTGCCTCCGAGGCTGTGGTAGCTGTCGTAGACGAGCTGCGCGGTCCGTTTGGCGGTGTTGTCGGCGATGCCGTCGTTGGCGACCATGTCGCGCTGCATCTGTTCGAGCTTGCACAGCAGGAGCACGCGCACGCCGGTCTGCATGGCGTCGGATTTGCGTCGGTAGCCGCGCCACCATCCGAGCATGTATCCGCCCAGGGCGGTGATGATGCCGGTGGCGGCCCAGACGGTGAGCTGCTGGGCTATGGGGTTCACTCTCCGCTCCCCTCGTCGAGGCCGGCGATGTATGCCCGTACGGCTTCGCGGCCCGCTGCGGGCACGTCGTCGATGGTCTTGCGGCCGGCGATGACGAGGCGCGCGTAGACGCGGATCATGGCTTTGCTCATGCTTCACCCCCTGACAGGAGCTGGTAGATTTCAGCCAATGCCTCGTCCTGATCGAGGCTTGACGCCTCCAAGCCGGCGAGGCGCTGACTGTCCGATTTGGACGCCTGCAAACAGTCGAGCCAGATGCTGTCGGCCTGTTCGATGGCCTCCTGTTCGGTCAGGTCGCGCACGGTATAGGCTTCGTCGGCGGTGTATTCCGTCCACGTGGTATCGCCGTCCTCGTGCATGACGGTGGTGATGTTGCGGCGGATGCGGATGTCCGCTAGGCCGTCGCCGCGCGGGTAGTAGCTGACCTCTTCGAGGGGTTCGGTGCTGGATACGGTCTGGAGCATGGTTTTTCCTTCCTGTGTTGGGTGGATAAATACCGGGTTGCGCGGCGCATGGTGTGGTCGATGCGGTGGCGTCGCCGGTATCGGATGCTGTCGCTGTTGCGCAGGTACCCGTAGTAGGAGCAGCAGCGCCGCGCGAGCCGTTCGGTCATGGGCCGGCGTCTGGCGCGGCTGAAGGTGCGGCGGGCGCGGAGGAACACGCCGCTGCGGATGTTGACGCGCCCGTGGGGCCGGAACGTGTAGCCGACCATGTCGATGGGTTCGAGGTCGAGGCGTTTGCAGTTCCATTCCTCGTGCACGTCGAGTTTGAGCCGGTCTTTGAGGTAGCGGACGGTGCGGCGGGCTGCGATCTTCAGATCTCGTTTGGAGGTGCCGATGAGCAGCAGGTCGTCCATGTACCACAGTTGGTGCGTGATGAGCCGGCGGCGGGTGATCTCGCCGGTGCGCCGGCTGGTGCGTTCGATGGTCATGGCCGGCGATTCGATCCAGTGGTAGGCGTGGCTGAGGTAGTAGTTGGCGAGCCATTGGCTCAGGTGGCTGCCGATGTTGAGCCCGTTGCCGCCTTGGTACCGGTCGATGAGGTGGAACACGAGGCGCAGTAGGATCGGGTCGCCGACATCGCGCGTGAGCATCGCCTTCAGGGTGGTGCGGTCGATGCTGGGATAGCATTTGCGCACGTCGAGCTTCACGAACCATTTGCTGGATCGTTCGCGGGTCCATCGTTTGATCGCGCGGCGGGCGTCGATGGTGCCGCGATTGGGGATGCTGGCGGTCTGCCATCGTCCCACCTTCGCGTCGAACAACGGCTGGAGGGCCATGACGGCCACATGGTCGTAGATTTGGTGCCTGACCGATTCGCGGCCGATGACGCGGTGCTTGCCGCTGATCGGTTCGACGCGGTTGAAGTACGTGATCCGGGTGTCGAGGTATCGGCCTTCGCGTATCTCGTCGGCGATCCGTTCGGCGAGCCGGTCGAGGTCGGGGTGGGTTTCGAGGAAGCGGGTCACGTCGCGGCGGGACCGTTTGCCCTTGAGGTAGTGGTCGATCGCCCTGCGGACGAATGCGGGGGTTTCGCAACGGGTGTGCTTGCAATGGGTTTTCAGAGCGTTTCCTATCTGGACTATGCCGGCGTTCGACGGTGCTGGATGGGTTCGGGTCTACTGGCCGGGTGCTCGGTTTGATTTTCGGCTGGGCCGTGGCTTGCCCTCTCACTGGCTGGCGTGGAGGGTAGTTGTGGCGTAATGATCGTGTTGACAGGATTGACCGGATATGCGGCCCCCGATGTTCCACCTGCGATTCGCGAGGTCGTTCGTGAGGTTCACGGCGAAGACGCCGCAGGCAGCCCCGCCCCAGAGGTTGCCGAAGCGCTGCACCAAGCGCACGAACGTCGGAGGCGTACCGCCACAAATCCCAAAAGGCTGCGAAACGTCATGAGGGGGCTTTCGCCCCCTCGCTGCGCTTCACCCCCATCGCACTGCGGCTACGCCTTCGTGCGACCGAGCGCAGAAAGGCGGCCCCCGAAGAACCACCAGCGATCCGCGAGGTCGTTCGAGAGGTACACGGCGAAGACGCCGCAGGCAGCCCCGCCCCAGAGGTTGCCGAAGCGCCGCACCTGTCGGAGACCTTGGGATGCTAGCGGGTTGGCGTATACGCCGTCGCATAGGCCGGTGGCGCTGGTGGCCCCGATGCCGGTGGGGATGAGCACGCCGTTGGACAGGGTGAAGTCCTCGGCATATCTCCACGAGTTGTCGATGGCTTTGGTGCGGGCCGGGAATTCGCCGATTTTGGTGTAGTTCGCCGTCGATGTCTTGCTGGCCTTGGTGATGTCGAACACGCGGTAGATGTCGAGTCGGCCCTTGTCGTCGCTTTCCTTGACGGCGTTGACGATGAGGTCGGCGTCGCTCTCGTAGATGCCGTTGAATAGTTCGATGCCTTGCAGCCGGATGGGCTGGTGGTTGGCGGCGAACGCGGCGGATGGGCGGCCGTCGGTGCCGAGCAGCTTGTCGGTGGCCCCGGTCTTCCACGGCATGCTGCTGACGAAGCATGCGGTGGTCGTGGTGATGGCGTCGCCGTCGAGGTTGAGGGCGGTGTTGTTGGCGTCGAGGTTGGTCTTGCTCAGGATGGTGCGGGCGCGGGAGGCGCTGTAGTTGCCGGCGTTGTTGCGTTCCTTGTCGGTGCCGACATTGACGGTGCTGCCGATGTCGAAGCTGCCGGCGTCTCTGGTGGCGATGATGACGCGCTTGACGCCGGTTTCGGCCTTGGTGACGGCGGTCTGCGGCGTGTACTGCCAGCAGCCGCCGAGCACGTCCGAGTTTTTGGTGGCGTATTTGAGCATGAGCATGAGCTGGACATAGAAGGTGTCGCCGGCGCAGCGGCCGGCGTAGCCCTGGCCCTTTTTGAGCGCGTAGTCGATGGCCCGGTTCTGCGAGCCGAATTCGCGGTCAATCTCGACGCCGCTGACGGACAGCGGCCGCAGGCTTGAGTCGAGCGAGGCGGCGTATTTGGCGAACAGCAGGCAGGGGCGTTTCGAGCCGTCTGGCAACAGCACGCCGGGCAATGGTGTGTAGCCGTCGTATTGGGTGTCGCTGTAGAGGAATTCGTTGTGGGTGCTCGTGGCTTCGAGCTTGTAGTATCCGGGGCATGTCATGACGTACACGTCGCCGTTGCTGCCGTCGCGTCTGAAGCGGGTGTCGATGCCGTCGATGGCGGTGACGTGGGGCACGCCGTCGTCGTCCACGGTGGCGTTCACGTCCCACACGCGGAAGGCGTTCAGGGGCGCGTAGTCGTCGCGGCCGGCCTTGTCGTTGGTACTGATCTCGATGGCCAGGTTGGCGTTGTCTCGGGTCTTCACGCCCGTCGGCGTGTTGCTGTACGTGTATTTGGGGAACTTCACGCCGTACACCTTGCCGTCCTTGTGGGCGGCGAAGTAGCTGGCGATGTTGCCGTATTCGCCCTTGGTGCCGTCGTACTCGAAGCGCACGCCCTTGGCGGCGTTGGCGTGCACCTTGGCGATGAGCTGGGCGGTGTCGGCGAGGGTCATGACCTTCTGCGTGTTCGCCACGATGAATCCTTCCTGTTTATCGGTTGATGATGTCGAGCGCCCAGTCGATGTCGGACTGGGTGAGCGGCGGGATCGTTTCGGCGTCGGACAATGCCGGCGCGATCACGCTGTCGTACTGGGCGTCTATGTCGGCTTGGGTCGCGAAGACCACGCCGGCGGCCGCGCTGGCGGCGATCTTGGCCTTGCAGTCGTCGGAGAGCTGCCGGTATTCGATCACGCTGGTGCGTGCCGCGTCTGCGGCGTCCTTGGCTTCGCCGGCCGCGCTGACGGCCTTGTTGATGGCCGTGGTCGCGTCGTCTATGAGCTTGTCGAGCACGCCCATCTGATCCTGCGCGTCGGGCGCGGTCGCGTCGAACACGGCTCGTTCGACGATGCCGTGAAAGTTGCGCGAACAAGTCTTCGTGCCGTTGACGCTGACCTCGATGCCCATGAGGATCGCGCCGGCGCGCTGCAACGCCTTGCGCGGCACGGCGACGCGGTACGTGGCCGTGGTGGTGCCGAACACTGCCGGCATGCTCACGCGGTCGCCCAGCCCGCTGCCGGGCGCGGTGTTGTAGGCGAGCGCGCAGGTGATTCCGTCGGTGCTGGTGATGGGGGTGCCGTTGTCGGTGAGTTCGACGGTGATGGTGCGGCCGTTGTTGTCGCCGGCGTTGAGGCGTATGTCTGCGATGTAGCCGTTGGCTAGGTCGAGTTGGATGGGTTCGCCTGTGGCTTCGCGGAAGCTGTCAAGCGTTGCCATTGTCGTCCTTGTTGAGTTGGTCGGTGAGTCGTTGGTTTTCCTTGGCGAGTATGTCGATCTGGGCTTGCAGTGCGGCGATCTGTATGGTGCTGTCGGCGATCATTTCGCGGAGTTTGCCGATCATGGCCGGGTAGAGGTTTTTGTTGTCCATCAGTCGTGTTCCTTTCCGTTGTCGGTGCGGGTGAGTGAGTCGATGAATCGGTCGGTTGCGTTGGCGATGTCGTCGGCGTGGTCTGCGAGGAGGTTGCCGAGTTCCGTTGATTCGACGCCGTCCGGCAGCGCGATGGTCGTCGGGGTGTCCGTTTCGTCGGCGGATGCGATGGTTGTGGCGGCGGATGGTAGGGGTGGGAGGCCGAGTAGTCCGCGCGTTTTGTTGCGGCCGGCGGTGAGCTGATCGTCGGGTGTGTTGTCGGCGAGCGCTGTGGTGGTGTGAGCGTTGATGACGTTTTCGATGGCGTTGTAGGCGCTTGTCCATGCGGTTTCGCCGGTGTCGGGGTCGGGGTCTGGTTCGCCGTTGCTGCGGACGTGGAGGATGGCGGCTACGGCTTCGGTGTCGGTTTCGATGCCGAGGAGTATGCGCCATGACGCGATCGCGGCGAGCGGTATGGCGTCGTGGCGCATGTAGGGTGTGGGTGGGGTGGTGGCGATGGTCGTCATTCCGTCGGTGACTTCGGCTGGCGGGGTGGTGTCGGCAGTGGTGAGGGGTCGGTCTATGAGGAGGGTGGGTTGGCCGTTGATGGTGGTGATTTGCATGGTGTCTCCTATTTTTTGAGGAATCCGATGGTGTTGAGGTAGTAGGTTTTGGTGCCGTTGAATAGGTTGCTGTTGTTTACGTTGATGGAGAGGTTGGAGACGACGCCGGTGCTGGTGTTGTAGTTCCAGTGTGAGGTGACGTTGGTTACGACCTGCGCCGGCCCGGTGGATACCCATATGAGCCAGCCGCTTGCCGTGCAGTCGGATACGGTGCTCCATATCAGCGCCCAGTCGTCGCCTCGGTGGTCGACGGTGGCGACCGCCTTGTAGGAACCGTATTTCGCGGGTGCGGCGGGCGTGAAGGTAAATTGGCTGTATTGCATGGCGGCGATGCGTACGTTTTCCCACCAGGCTCCCTGGAAGGTGGATCGGCCGGTGAGGCCGCCGAGGTAGCCGCCGAGATGCAGGTATCCGCTGTTGATGTCGGCTTGGATTCCGACCAGGCCATTGGGGTCTCGCGCGGCGAGCGTGGCGGTCGTGCCCCCGGTCTTGGGAGACCACAGACTTAGGTAGGCACGCCTACTGCTGGGATCGGTCGAGTCATAGTCATTTTCTGCGGCGAGAAACACGGTGCCGCCCTTGGTGGTGTTGTCGTCGGCCTTGCGTTCGCCGATTCTGGCGAACGCGCCGGGGTCGTGCTCCGCGCGGCGGCCGCCGTTGAACGTGAGCGCGCTGACTTCGCCCTCCTGCTGCGTGGTGGACTCGACCGCGATGTACGGGTGCCGGTACGAGCCGGTGCCGTGGAAGAACTGGATGCCCGCGCCTTCTAAGGAGTCCGTGCCGGAGATTTCGGTCTGTTTGAAACTCGGGCTGATTTGCACCCTGTTGCCGGTTCGGGCGGTTCGGAAGGTGCCTGTCAGGAGGTTGTTGGCACCGTTCCCGTCGAGGTGGACGGTTTCGTTGCCGTTGGCGTCGGTCATGGCGAACTGGCCGGTGTCGAGGTTCCAGTAGGAGCGCTTGCCGGTGATGACGCCGGTCCTCATATAGGTGGCGTTGATGTACAGCAGGCCGTTGGACAGGTAGAGGCCTTGTTTTTGGCCGTTGTTGGTGAGCTTGTTGAAGATGTAGGTCTGGGTGAGTTCTCCTTCGAAGGTGTCCACGTAGCTGCGGGCGGCGGTCTCGTCGGTGCATTGCAGGCCCGTCCAGTACCAGTCGGCGTCGGATGCGGCGGCGACGTTGCGATCGACCTGCATCCACAGGCGTGCGGTCTTGGCGTTGGATGGCACGGTGTAGCTGCCGGACACGTATGTCCAGCCGCTCGCGTCGGCGGCGGCTCTGGCGATGGTCTGCCAATGGTTGCCGTTGCCGGTGTCCGTCCAGATGATGCCGAAGCTGCTGGTGGCGCTGCCGGCCTTGCGGTACGCCCAGCCGGACAGGCGGAACGTGTGGCCCCGGAACGAGTCCAATGCCCAGCCGAAGTACGTGTCGCGCACGTTGCCCAAGCGGATCGCGCTCGTGATGCCTTCCGGGTGTGCTGCCGGCATGGTCTTCGTGAGTTTGGCGGCTCCGAGCCTGTCGAGGTCGTGGTCTGGGTTGCCGTTCGGGTTGCGCACGAGGTTCGACCCGTAGGCCATGATCGTTTCCGCGTAGGTCTTCGCGCCGGACAGGGCCGTGTCGGCCTTGGCGGTCGCGTCGTTTCTCGCGCTGTTGAGCGTGTTGGTTCCGACGCTGTCGGCGTAGGCTTTGGCGGCGGTCTGCGCGTCGGTGGCGAGCTTCTGGACTTGGGTCTGGGTGGCGAGGCTGGATGCCTTGTTGCCGTTGATGGTCGAATTGGCGCTGAGGCTGAATTCGCCGGTGTCCATATCCCAGTAGTTCAGGCCCTTTTTGTCGGTGAGCCGGCCGGCCTTGACGAGCGCCGCATCCAATACGCCGGTCTTCATATACGTGGCGTTCAGATACAGCAGTCCGCCGGACAGGTAGATGCCCTGCGTCTTGCCGTTGTTCGTGAGCCGGTCGAAAACGCTGCGCTGGCCCAGTGACTCGTCGAGCGCGTCCACATAGGCCTGCGCTGCGGCCTTCGCGGCATCGCTGTCCGATTTGGACTGCGCCTTGGCTGCCGTTTCGGCCTCGCTGGCCTTTGCCTCGGCGTACTTCTTCGCCTCCGCGAGCTTGGCCGTGTCGGCGGCGTCGGCCTGACGCTTGGCCTCGGTGATCGCCGCCTGCTTGGCTTGGTCGGTGTACGAGTTCGCGTCGGACACCGCGCCGTCGGCGTACTGCTGAACGGTTTTGCCGCCGACGGCGGTGCGGGCGGACAGGCTGAATTCGCCGGTGTCCATATCCCAAAAATTGAGGCCTGCTGCGTCAGAGAGTCGGCCGGTGAACACGGTGTCGGCGAAGATGCCTTTGCCGTTGGCGAGGCTGCGGAAGTCCCAGTCCCCGTTCGGTTTTTTGTGGTCGGCGATGCGCCAGTAGCCGCCGCCGATGTGGATGCATTGGGTGGGGTTCTGGTCTTCCGGTTTGTCGTAGACGTAGATGCCCTGGCCGGGTTTGAGGTATGTGTACCCGCCGGTGGCGTTCATGATCTGGTTGATGCGGTCGATGAGGTCCTTCATGTACGGGCCGGTGCCGCCGGCGGCGCTGTTCCATGCGCCGGAGTTGGAGACGAGTTTGTCGAGGGCCTGCTGTTGGGCGGCGAGGCGCTGCGTGTAGGATTGCCGGATGTTGCCGAGGGTGATCTTGGTTTCGGCGAGGCTGCCGGCTAGGTCTTCCTCGATCTGGAGGATGCGGCCTTCGAGGCGGAGGGGATTGGTGAAGCTGGTGTCGATGATCTGCACGCTGTCGCCGACGTCCGTGCCTTCCGGGTCGTATCCGGCTTGGCCGAGTGCGGTCACGTCGGCCGTGTAGCTGACGGTCGGCGTGGTGCGGGTCTTGAGCGCCGCTTTGGTGAGGTTTAGGAGTTCCTTGGGGTCTTCGCAGTCGGGGAAGTCCACGCTTGCTTCGCTGTGGTGTCTGGTGCCGTCGGGGCCGGGTATGCCCCAGTTGGCGAGCGCTTGGTCGTCTTGGACGTAGGGTTTGCCGTTGTTGACGTCGGCGAAGCTGATTTTGCGGCTGTATCCGCCGGTGGCCTCGCCTTGGTCGTTGGTTTGTTCGATGCCTTTGCCCCACCCGTAGAGGCGGGTGATGACGTCGCCGCTGTCGATGTCGCGTTTGATTTGGGTGAGGTCTTTGCCGTATTCGAAGCGTTTCGTGGTGTTGGCGGTGCCCCGGTGTTCGACGAGGTGGATGATGCGCCGGCCGATCCGGTTGCCGGTCGGGTCGGGCTGGTATTCGGTCTGGACTTCGAGCCCGTAGGTGTCGGCGGTCTTCTGGATGGCTTCGAGGACGGTGCAGTGGTAGAAGCTGAGGTCGGCCGTGCCGGTGATGGTGCCGGTCTCGACGGTGCCGACCGCCCACCGGGTGCCTTCGAGGGCTTTGGCGAGGCAGGCTTTGGCGTTCGCGTTGCGGTTGCGTTTGTCCTCGATATAGGTGCGCGAGAGTTCCGCGATGCTGCCGGTGCAGTAGGCGACGGTGACGGGCATGCCTGCGGCGCGGGCGGTCTGGGTGGACTGGCACAGGTATTCCGCCCAGCGGCCCATCGAGTCCTTGAAGACGATGCGTTCGTCCTTGTTGATCTCGCCGATGGTGGTGATGTCGAGGGTGTCGGTGCCGTCGGTGGCTCTGGTGCGGATGGCTTTGATGGCGTAGGGCAGGTCGCCGAGCGGGTTGCCCCAGCGGTCGAAGATCATGTATCGCATGAGTGTGCTCCTAGATGAGTGTGAGTGGCCTGTACGCGAGACTGGCGGCGGTGGCTCCGGTGAGGGTGAGCATGTTCAGGCCGGGCAATAGGGGGAAGTAGTCGGATTCGAGGGTTGGGGCCATGAGGTTGCCGTTGACGCGCAGCTCCCGGTGGTCGGGGTCGGTGTCGATGGAGATGCGTCCAGTGATGGCGGTGGTGGACGTGACGGCGAGTTTGTGGCCGTGCGCGTCCTTGATGCTGACGGTCTTGGCGTCGGCGGCGGGGGTGAGCGTCCATGTGGGCCAGCATGGCCGGTTGCCTTTGACGTGGATCGTGTTCGCGTCCGTTTTGAGCGCGATGGATCGGCTGCGGCCGATCAGGTAGGGGTGGACGTCGATGCTCACGGTGACGAGCGTGGCGATCTGTCGGGGGCCGGCCCATTTGTCCTCCCATGCGCCGAGGCTCATGCGACCCTCGTATTCGCCGGGCAGGCTGCGCCATGAGAGCGTGACGATGGTGCCGGCGAGGGCGGCGAGCCGGGTTTTGGCGGCGAGGATGTCGTCTTCGCCGCCGATGGCGTACAGGCTGAGCGTGATGGCGCGGTTGCCCATGTACGCGGCCCCGGTGGGGTCTTCGAGGGTGAGGTCGAGTTGTCCGTCGCGGCCGGGCATGTCCTGCGTGCTGGTTGTGGGCTTGGTGGCGTCGATGGTGATGCCGTCGGCGGCGAGGGAGAACATCATGCGTTCCAGCGGGACGCCGTTGAGCGTGGGGTCTTCGACATGCGGCAGGCGCATGCGTCGCTGGTAGAGCATGATGCTTTCCTCTCTGGTTTTAACGGCCTCTCATGGCGAGGTAGTTGAGTTCGTAGCTCATGGGTTTGGCGAGCTTGCCGGCCATGACCTCGCCGCCTCGGTCGGACAGGTTGAGCGTGATGCCGCTGCTGAGCGCCTGATCGATGGCGTCGATGATGTCCTGTTTGGTCGCGTATTCGCCTTGGCTGCTGTCGATCGTGTAGGCCATCCGGCCGCCCGTGATGCGGGTCTGGTAGGCGTATGGGGTTTCGAGCATGCTGGTGTCGGTCTTCAGGCTCACGGTGGGGATCATGTCGGTCAGACCGTCGATGCTGTCCTCGACGAGGCCGCTGGCCTTGTCGATGCCCTGGGCCATGCCGGCGGGTATCCATTTGCCGACCTCGTCGCGGAAGATGCGTGACGGGCTGTGGATGCCGAGCACGCTCTTGGCCCAGCCGACGAGGCTGCTGCCGAGGTTGCTGATCGTGTTCCTGACCCACTGGAACGCGCCGCCGATGCCGTTGATGAGGCCTTGGATGACCTGACGGCCCGTGTCGTACAGCCATCGGCCCGCCCCGCTGACCGCGCCGAGCACGGTGTCGCGGATGCGGCCGACGGTGTTCGACACGGATTGGATGCCGTTGGACACGGCCGACGTGATCCCGTGCCAGATGTTCGACAGGTACGAGCCGACGCGGTTCCATACGCTCGTCCACACGCCGCTGATGGCGTTCAGGACGGTCGAGATGGTGTTGCTCACATTCTGGATGCATGTGGACACCACGCCGCTGATCGCGTTCCAGATGGTGGACGCGACGGACCTGACCGCGTTCCAGATGCTCGTCCATACGCCGCTGATGGCGTTGAGGACGGTGCCGATCGTGGTCCTGATGCCGTTGATGATCGGCATGAAGAACGCGACGATCTTGTTCCACACGTCGGTGAAGAACGTGCTGATGGCGGTCCATACGGTGGTCCAGACGGCCTTGATTCCGTCGAGGATGTTCGACAGGAACGCTTTGATGCCGTCCCATGTGGTCGTGAAGAACGATTTGATCGCGTCCCATGCGCCCTGCCAGTCTCCCTTGAGGAGGCTGAGGAACACGACGATGACCGTGCGGATCGCGTTCACCGCGGTCGAGATGTAGCCGCTTATCAGCGTGAAGATCGTGTTGACGACGTTGTAGATCGCCGTCCAGATGGTGCTCCACACGGTGTTCGTGCTGTTCATCTGCTGGGTGATGAACGAGAGTATCCAGCCGAACACGGTGTTGATGCCGTTCTGGATCGCCTGCAAGGGTGCGACGATGAGCGCGCCGATGACGGTGAACACGTTGACGATGAAGTCTCGTATCCCGGTGAAGATCGTCGTGGCGGTCGTGCTGATGCCGGTCCACACGCCGGACAGGAACGTGGTGATCGACGTCCATGCGCCGGTGACGCCGCCGCTGATCGTCTGCCATAGGCCCGTGAAGAAGCCGGCGATGCCGTCCCATGCGGATTGCACGGTACCTGTGATCGTGGCCCATAGGTTGGCGAGGAATTCGCCGAGCCCGTTCCATAGGTCTTGCGCGGTGGCGACGATCGTGTTCCACGTGTCCGTGAGCCATGAGGTGAACGCGGCCCATGCCTTGCGGCCGACCTCGGTCTGGGTGAAGAACCAGACGAGCGTGGCCACGACGGCCGCGATGGCGACGGCGATAGCGCCAATGGGGTTTGCCGCTATGACGGCGTTGAACGCGCCCTGCACGGCGGTCGCCATTTTGGTGGCGGCGCTCCACGCGGTCTGAGCCGTCTTGACGAGGCTGAGGCTGGAGCCCATCTGTTTGAGCATTTGAATCGGGCCGCCCAAGTCCATCATGAGCATGATGCCGTTGCTGATGCCCTTGGCGGCGGTCGTCACCGTGTTCATGGTTCCGGTGAGCGCCTGTAGACCGCTGTTGAGCGCCTGATAGCCCTTGACTGCGGCGAACGCGGTGCCGATGCCGATGATGATGGGCGCGAGTTCCTTGCCGTGCTGGATGAACCAGTTGAGCGTGTCGGCGACGAGTTTGATGCCGTCGGCGAGACCTTCGGGAGGGATCATGTGCGCCCAGTCGATGACCATGTTGACGACGCCCATGATCGCGTCCCTGATGGTGTCCCACGCGGATTTGAACGCGGTGATCGCGCCGTTTTCCTCCAGTTTGGAGTAGAGGCGCTGGAACCAGCCGATGAGCCCTTCGATGCCTGCCTGGACGACGGGCACGGCGTTGGTGACGCCGTCGGCGATCCAGCTCATGCCGCCGGTGATGGCGGGTTTGACGCTGTCGAGCACGCTCGCGCCGAGCTTGACGAACGCGGCTTCGAGGTTGCCGGTGGCTCCCTCGATGGTGCTGGCGGATGTGGCGGCTTCCACGGCGGCGTCGGTGAAGCCGAGCGACATGATCGCGTCGTTGAATTCCTGCGCGGTGATCTGCCCGTCGGCCATCGCGTCGCGGAAGTTGCCGGTGTAGGCTCCGGCCTCCTTGAGTGCCTGTTGGATTTTGCCGCTCGCGCCGGGGATCGCGTCCGAGAGCTGGTTCCAGTTCTCGGTCGTGAGTTTTCCCTGGCCGGCGGTCTGCGTCAGCACCATCGCCACGGACTTGAAGGTGTCGGCGGAGCCGCCGGCGACGGCGTTGAGGTTGCCTGCGGCTTCGGCGAGCTTGTCGTAGTTGGGCACGCCGTTGGCGGCGAGCTGGGCGGTGGTGTTGCGGATGTCGTTGAGGTCGTAGACGGTCTTGTCGGCGTAGTCCTGCGTGCTGGCGGTGAGTCGTTTGATCTGCTGTTCGCTGACGCCGGCGAAGTTCAGGGTGCTGGCGAACTTCTGGGCGCTGTCGGATGCGCTGGTGATCTCGCCGGACAGGCCCATGAACGCTTCGATGGCCTTGCCCGCGACGCTTTGCGCGATGCCGGTGATGACGCCGAGTTTCGCGCCGAAGCCGCCGGCGAAGCCGTTGCCGGCTTTGATGCCGGCGGTGTTGCCGGCGGTTTCCGATGCGCTGCCGAACGCCGATTCGATGGCCTTGCCGACGCCCTTCATGCTGGGCACGATCTGTACGAACGCGGTGGCGATCTCGATTGCCATGCTATGCCTCCCTGATGGTGGTGCGCGGTGCGGCCAGGTATGCGGCTAGTTGTTCGTCGTCCATCGCCATGACCTCGCCGCCCGTGGCTTCATGCCGGACGGTGCCGGGGCGTTGGAGTTGTCCGCGCCAGCGCGCGCCCTTGCGTGAGGCTTCCTTGGTTTTCGTCCAGGCGAGGAACGCGAGGCTGTCGCGGATGTCGGCGAGGAGGTAGGTTTGGTCGTCCCATGCGAGGCGCGGGTTGAGTTTTTGCCAGATGATGGACTGGCGGGGGAGGTTGGCGGCCAGTGCGGCCGCCCGGTTGGCGGGCAGTTCGCCAGTCCATATGAGGTCGGGGTTAAGCCCATAGAAACGCTGGAAGTCCGCTTCGAGCGCGTCGGGTGCCGTGGCGAGCATTCCTATGAGCGTCAGGAGTTTGGGGCGACCTGTTCGAGGAGCTGGGCGATGAATTCGCTGACCTTGTCGATGCTCACGCGCCCGGTGTCGGGGTCGCGCAATGCGTCCTTCATGGCCGTGTACTGGGGGCCGCAGAGCTTCTTGAGGAAGGGGACGATGGCGAACGCGCCGGCACCGTTGCCGGACTGGGCGGTTTGGAGGTCGTAGAGGTATTCGACCATGTCGAGGTCGTCGAAGATCGCGGGGCTGACGGCGAGGGTGACGCCCATGGCCTCGACGGTCTTGGGCTGGTTTTTCGTGGTTTTGTGGTCATGCGGCTGCTTGGCTGCCATATGCGTGTCCTTTCAGAGGGGTGCGCCCGCCGGACGGCGGGCGCGGGGTGGGATCACTTGCTGAGCGAGGCGGTGGCGACGTTGGCGATGTATTCGACGCTGGTGGACCCGTTGATGAGGTCGCTGGGGTTGGCGCTCATGGTCACGCCGTAGCCGATGGCGTCGCCGGCGCTGTAGGTGGTGTCGTCGAATTCGGTGATGGTGCCGTCGGCGACTACGATGCGCTTGACGCGGTTGCCGGTCATGGCGATCTCGAACACGAGGACGAGGCTTTCGCCGGACGGGATGGCGTGGTAGACGGTGAGCTTGTCGGCGGTGCCGGTGACGTTCGCGGTGCCGAAACGCAGTTTGAGGCTGGCTTCGTTGGTTTCGATCATGTTGAACTGCCATGTCTCGCCGTAGCCGCTGATCTCGGACAGTACCTTGATGCCGCCCATCTCGTTGATGTCGGTGGTGTCGGTGTCGGTGGCGTTGGTGACGCCGTCCTCCGACAGGTAGCCGACGCAGGTGTAGGCTGCCGGCAGTGCGGTGGTCGCGTCGGTGGGCAGTGCGGTGCCGGCGGGCGCGTAGTAGAGGCAGCCGGTCTTCTTGGGCTTGCCGAGGCTGACGTTTTTCTTGTTGTTGTGGTTGGTTTCGGCCATGATGGTGCCTTTCGGATGGTGCGGCGTCGTCTTATTGGGTGGCGGCGTCGAGCTGGATGGTGATCTGGTATCGGGGCTGGGGCGGCGGGCCGGGGTCGGGGAAGTCGATGACGCTTTCCACGCCGACGGCGGCGATGGGGTCGAGCAGGTCGAGGTCGAGCAGTCGGGGCAGCAGCGTGCCGGTGGCGAGCTGGGCGGCCTGCCATCGGGTTTCCGCCCATACCTGTATGGCGAGGATGGGGTGGCTGCTGTATTCGTTCTCGCTGCCGCCGACGCGCTCGATGGTCACGAACCGCTTGGGCCGGTCGGCGGGCACTTCGAGGTATGCGGTCAGGCCGTCGCCGTTGGGGTCGGTGTCGATCCAGTCCTTGACCGTTTTTTCGAGGTTGAGACTCATCGCCGTTTCACCGCCTTGAGCAGCGTGTTGTGCTTCGCGTTGTCCTCCATCGCCTTCACGTTGCCTTCGGAGCCGTGCCCGGTCGTGGCGAGCGCGACGCTGCCTTTGGGGGTGCTGACATGGGTTGCGGCCTCGTAGGTCGCGCCTTCGACCTGTGCCATGCTGTTGGCGCGGGCGGCGATGAGCGTGGCCTGTTGGTCGATGGTCTGCTGGATGGGTGCGGATTGGCGTACCGCACGGAAGCCGGCGAGGTTGAGTTTGACCTTTGCCATGCGTTGCTCTCCTAGCCTCTGGTGTCGGCGAGTTCGACGGTGAGGTTCCAGCGGGTCGGGGTCATGCCGCCCGTGTAGGGGCGGGGGTCTCCGATCACGGTGTATTCGACGCCGTCGATGACCGCCTTGGCCCCGCGCAGGCTCCGGTAGGGCCATGCGCGGGGCATGTGGATGGTTTTGGCGACTTGGATGCCGGCGGGGCGGATGCCGTCGGTGGAGTTCGACTGGCTGCCGTCCTGTATGAGCACGTCGTCCACCTGTTCCTCGCGGGTGTTCCAGATGATTCCGCCGCCGGGGTCCTCGCCGGCTTTGACGCGGTGGATGAGAGTGATGGTCTCGCCTCTCATGCCGCGCCTCCGGCCATGTCGTAGGCCCATGCCTCGCCGTCGCCGCCCAAGGCTTCCTTCTCGCTCGTGGTGAGGTAGAGGTCGCCGGCGGGGTTGGCGTAGCTCAGGCTTTCGCTGTAGCTGCCGGCCGTCTGGGTGGATTGGGTGACGCCCGACATGTCGGGGCCGGCCTGCATGGCTCGTTTGACGGCCATGCAGGCGATGCGCTTCAACGTGGCGGGCTTGGCGTTGGCCCATTGGGGGCAGGTGGTGCGGATCAGGTCGCTCGCGTCCTGCAGCAGCGTCTCGGCGCGGGTTCGTTCGTCGCCGGTGAGCGCGTGCCATCGGGCTTCGAGGTCGCCGACCTGCGCGAACGGCTTCTCGTCGTCCGTTTCGTCCTCTCCCCCGCCGTCTTGCGTCATGGTTGTGCCGTCGGACAGGTTGAGCGGGGTGCTGGGGTATCCGTC